AAAAAGGATTGCATAATCGCTTCGCGCCTGTTTCGTATTCAGGAGGAAGAAAGCTTTTACAGGGACCACAGGAGATGAATACCATAACGACCAATAATGAGATGGAACTTGCACCCACAAGTTTCACTCCTGATGAGATAGATGCCATGTCATTTACTACTGCATTGGAGTTTGATGTGGCTAGTTCAATTGATAGTGTGAATGATAATATTGTCACATCACTTGAAATGGTTGGTGATGCTGTTGACGCTATTGCTGATAAAACCATTGTTATCACCCATTGGGGAAAAACGTGGTTGGGCAAGGCTTGGAATCTATGGCGGAATGGCGGACCGCCAGGCGTATATGCCAAGCAAATTTTGGATAAACTTGATTCAATCGATGAAGAACCCGAGGAATTTGTTGAGACACATACTAAGGAAGAAATTAAAACTGTTGTCAAACCTATATTTGATAAGAAGACTAAAATGTTCGTTAGGGATGATGTCATTCGTGAAGTTCGGGTTAAAATCGTCAAGAAATTGAAGAAGGGGCAACGATCCAATTTTGCTGCGGCTGTCGCTAAACATGCCTACAATAAATTCGGTGAGAGACCTCATACTGAGGCAAACGTTTTAGTTACTCGCCGATGGTTGCAAAAATACTTCGATGATGCAAAGTTCACCGATTTGCGTACTGTTGATAAGAATATGGCAATTGATCGCGCTTTATTCTTAAGCTTTGTACCTACCCGTGACTTCCAGAAAAGTAAGATTGCTACTGCTACACGTCAATGGCAGAAACGTATGGATTCAAAGTCGGCTTTTGCCGGCTTCTGGACCACTGTATTTGGTGTTGGGACTGTAGGTCTCGACGCCGATGAGCTATGCTAGGGGTGCCCTAGCACCGCCATCGGCCAGTCTTGTCTGACAGGTAAAACTACTTACGAAGAGGAAATTGTTGTGAATGGGAAAACTTTTCAAAGTAAACTGTTCGGTACAGACTTCGTAAGAGGGAGACGAGATGTTGGCCGTTTGTGTTGGCGTAAGTGCGTGGGTACCCCTAAGGAGAGATGCTACGTAAAAGTGGCTGGTGTTTCTCCTGATATAGATATTAAGCCATTTACTGAAGACCTCAATAACTTGAGGCGGGCCGTTGAAGAGCGTGTCTTCCAGGTGCAGGGTAGTGACGGGCTTATCACACCTCCCCGTCCATCACCTGGAGTATTTGCCAAGACACTTCTTCCAGCACGGAAATCCCTGTTACCCTTGTTGCCCTCGACCGCCCCGCTGTGTCATGACGCTTTTGTCAACAGCTATACGGGCCGCAAACGACAAAGGTACCAGGAAGCTTTAGACAAGATAAGGAGTGGCCGCTCTAGTCTAGGCAGAAGTGCTGAGGTTTCCGTTTTCATCAAGTATGAGAAGACCGACTGGACCTCTAAGAAGGACCCTGTCCCCAGGGTCATTTCTCCACGCGATCCATGTTTCAACGTGAGGTTAGGTCGGTACCTTAAGAAGCTTGAATCACCTTTATTTAAGGCGATTGATTGTATGTTTGGTGAGACTACGATCATGAAGGGCTATAACGCCGAAATTACTGCTGGTATCCTTCGAAGGAAATGGGATAGTTATACAAATCCCATTGCCGTTGGATTGGATGCCAGTAGGTTTGACCAACATGTATCTTATGATGCACTCAAATGGGAACATAGTATTTATAAAGAGTGCTTCAAACATACAAAACACAAGCAACGACTCTCCAATATTCTTAAACACCAATTGATCAATAAGTGTTTTGGGACAGTAAATGATGGAGAATTGTTTTACACTGTTAAGGGTACACGAATGAGTGGCGATATCAACACATCGATGGGTAATTGTTTAATTATGTGTTCCATGGTCTATGCATATTTGAAGTCTATTGATGTTGATGCCAAACTTGCCAATAACGGTGATGATTGTGTTTTGTTTCTTGACAAGGAAGACCTGAGCAAATTGGATGGGTTGTATGACTGGTTTATTAAAATTGGTTTCAACATGGC